TAGCATCTAAGGGGAAACATAAGCAAAACCTATATTTGCCCCTTTGATATAAGCGGATCTTATCGCATAGACTGATTCATTGCAAACATCAGCGAATCTCGGATGGAATCTGTCGGTGGTTCATCGGATCCACCCAACGCCGGAGACCCTCCCACGCTGACAGCAGCCTGACGGGCCTTCTGCGCCGTGGATGTCATCGCCATCGCCTGTTGTTGCTGCGAACGCTGCGCTATTACCTTGCTGACCTCTGGATGCGCCTGACACGCCGCTTTATAGACCTCTTCCAGACTGTAGGGAATATGGTTTCTCTCTCTTAATTCGATGATGTCAGCCATCAGATAGCGCACATCATTGATGAACTCTGCGTTGCGGCTAAATTCCTGAAGACCTCGCTCTGCCTCCGCTACTTTCTGCTGCTCCATCATCTGCATCTGCATCATCTGCTGCTGTTGCCATTGACGAACAGGAGCCAGTTCTCGCTCAAGTTGTTGCTTGACCGCAACCACCTCAGGCGGTTCAGCAGGGGGAATCTTGCCGACCAATGCCTGATCGAGTTGATTCACATCGATGCCGAACTCCTTGACCATATTCGCTACCAAAGCGGCCTTGTGAGCAGGTGGTGCGGTTCTCAATGCCTGGGCGGTCTGCAGCATATTGCCAATCGCTGAAATGACATTGCTACCCTCTGACTCGATGAGGCCACGGTAGGGTTCGATGACCTTTTGCACCGAATCAGCGAACTGTCGCTGCTGCACGGTCTCACGCAATGCGGCCTGAACCTGTTGCTCATGTCGAACAATCTCCGCACGGGCAGCGGGAGGGATGTCTTTCCAGTACTCCCTGGCCTCTGGCTTCCATGCCTGTGGCGCACGTTCCAGCGGATCCTTTTGAGCAGGAGGCTGGCCCATCTTCTCAGCCGCTTTTACGCCCTCTTGGACCCGTTTTTGCTCGTTTTGATTGGTTTTTTGCTCCAAGACGGCAGAATTTTGGCTGTCTTTGGGGGCGAACTTACCCTGCTCATCACGAATGTATTCACGCTGCGCCTTTTGCTCTGCAGTTTCTCCAGGTGGAGCCTCTTCAATAGCAGCAGGTTCAGTAGAAACAGCGGGTTCAGCAACAATCTCTGTCGAGTCTGGCACTACCGCATCAAAAGAGGATTCAAGTTCCTCACGCAGATCGCTGGTCTCTGTGGTGGTATCCATGTTTAGCCTCTCTTTAGTTGCTCAATACTGCGTTCGATGTCGCTGCGGCTTACCGTGCCACGTTGACCTTGGAAATAATCATCCCGTCTCTGCTGCTCACGCTTGAAAGACTGCTGGTAGTCATCAAAGGTCACCAATCCGTGACGCTTCATGTACTCCCTATGTTTCGTCCTGGAGGAGATGTCGACCCCATCTGTGGTCCCCAACCCCTCGTAATGCCTGTCGTTCCAGAGGGCGGCATCGCCCTTGTTGGATGGCCTGTAGTAATCCTCGGTGACCTCAATCAATTGCAGCGTCTCCGGGTCCTGGACATAGCGTCTACGGGTCATATCAGTCCCCCATCGCTTTCTTGATGGTTGAGCGCAGATCGCTTCCCTGCATCGGCTGGCTGCGTTGCGGTGCCTTGATGCCCTTGGGCGCACCACCCTGCTTGGGTGGCTGTGCAGGTTGCTCAATCTTGACTTCCTTGGCTCTCAAAGCCTTTGCCATTGCGGCTTGCATAGCGTTCATGGTTGCGGCACTCCTGGTACAGGTGGGGTCATTGGGGGCGGCATTCCAGCGGGTGGTCCAGGGGGTCCTGGCGGCATCTGGGGCGGCATTGGACCTCCGGGTGGAGCCATGCCTCCAGGTCCCGGCATGGGCGGCATAGGCGGTCTGGGAGGCATCGGAACGCCCCCACCCACCACGGCTGGCAGCGGGATAGGCAGCGGCAGTCCTACAGGGACCAGGGCAACCATCGAATCGACCAAATCCTTCTCGGCACTTGCTCGTCTCTGCATCGCTCCGGCCTTCTTCTCTTCAATTTCAGCCAACATCCGCTGAACCTCGACCTCTTCCTTGGGATCGGGTTCCTTCGGTCCTGCAAGACTCTGTTTGGCAGCGTTAATCGCTTGGTCAAACACGCCCTCGATGCTCTGGAATCCCTTGAATCCAGCCATGAACCACTTGGCCATCTCCAACAGCATCGGTGTGGCAGTCGGTGCAGACTGAATCATCGATCCCGCTTGCTGCATGAACTGACCCATTGCGGTCAATGCAGCGGTGCGTTGCTCGTTTTCCACCTTGCGGTCAACATACGCAAGACTGTCAGCCAACACGGTCACCCGATACTTCGAAATCTCAGGCTGTTTGATCAACTGAATCGCTGCGGGGGCGAACTGTGCATCAGGCGAGGCCATGATGTTGCTGCGTTGGGCAATGGTCTGTGGCTGGAAGTGTCTGCCGATGATCTCGGCCTTGATGCTCAACGCCTTCTGCACAAACTTGGCAACATAGAACTGCTTCAATTGCACCCGTGTGCTACCAAATTGCGCCTTAATCTGCTGCGCTCCAAGGGTCTCGCTGGCCTTGGTGTTGCCACGCATGATGTCGCTGATGCCAAGGACCTCGTAAATCTGTCCCTTGACCTGCTCACGCAGCAATACCAGTTTCTCAATGACCGTAGCGACCTCTGCGACAGGCATCCAGTCGACTTTGGACTTCAACCCACCGCCCTCGGCGAACATGGCCCAATTGTCGACAGGAATTAACTGGTTCTCGACTGCCTGGGAGAGCATCCGTTGCACCCCCTCGGCACTCTTGTCATACACACCGACCACCTTCATCGCACGGGTCAGGTAGCCAATGCGGGTGTTGATCTCATCGAGTTGCTCAAACTGATCCTGCGCCAGGATGTAGTCACTCCTGGGAACCATCTCGATGGTCGTGGCGTTCGCAATCAACGGCTGGGGGCAGGGAAAGAAGTCCTCCAGTTGAAGCGGATCCTCACGCTCATCCAGCAGGAAGTCACAACCCTCGCAGAACCACACCACTCGCTCGGTTCTCTTGTCCCAAATCTCCCAAACCTCGGCACGTTGCCAGGGGTCTTTAGGCAAGGCCACCTTCTGGCCATCACGGTTGTTGGTTGCATTCTTGTTCGAGTTGATCGGCACTCTCTTGCCGATGTCTTCACCGAATCTGGCAACCAGTTGCTCACGGGTCATGTACACCCGTCTGCCGACCCAGCGAACCTCTTCCCAAATCCGGGCAGGACTGTAGAGGAAATCCTCCCAATGGACGTAATCCAACGGGGCATCCTCGTCCACAATGCGTTCAAACTCGCCAGCAGGACTCAGTTCCACACCCGTCATGGGGTCGGTCACAGCGTCATACTGCTCACGCTCGGTATCCACGCTGTACCTTGCCCAGACCTGACCCAATCCAAGGATTGCCCAGTCCTGAATGGCGTAGCGCAATGACGCATCAGAGGTCGAACCGTCCTCCTGCACATCGTTGTTCAGGATGCGCTCCAGGATCTCCGCACCGACACGGCTGGGTTCATCATTGAAGTCATCGTATAGACGCTTCACATCCGCTTTCGGCGGTTGTGCATACAACATCGACATGACAACCTGGATGCTCGACCAGAACAGGTTCACTCGGAACTCACCGTCCTGCTCGGCCTTCCTCTTGTCGATGTAACGCTCATTAATGCGGAGCGCACTCTTATGGAATTTCTCCATGAACTTCTTTGCTGCAGAGACCTCAGATGCCCAGAGAGCAGCAGAACCCTTCTCTCCCTGCCCAAAATCATCTGCGTTCTCAACGCTGGTTGCGATGTCCGTTGTCATCATCCGATCCTCGTAGACTGTTGGGGTCCGCAATGCTCAAACAACTCATCCAGGGTGAACGCATAGTGCGCCCCCTGGTTAACTTGCGGAGAAGATGTCGCTGTGGTGGTGACCTTCTGCTTGCCCAACTTTCGAGCAACCAACGCTAAATATCTAAACGAGTCAGCAGCATGGCTATGCTGGTCATGCCTAGGCTTGGCACGGAAAGTCTGCGTCTTCTCGTCCCATTCCCGGCAATACGCCCTCAGATGCTCAATCCCGTCATAGGTCGCTGATTCCTGGAACCAGCAATACGGGATCACCTGTCGTGCCGCCTCGATGCCGTCCTGCAGACTCATCTCAGGAACCAGTCGTGGACTGATCCCATCCTGCAAAAACGCCTCAATCATCGACCTGCCAGTCTGCAGACTCTTGGCCTTCGCATCGTGCGGCAACCAAACCTGCTCAACCTTGTACGGCAGCGACTTAATCCAATTGATGTAGTGACTAATCGGCTGACTGTCAGCCTCATAGAAACCTAAAATCCGATACCCCTCTGGCGTGGTCTGCCAAATCCACCACGAACACGAATCCGTATATCCCAGGTCAGCAACCACCTCAACCGACAAGTCCCTGTCAATCGGGAAATCAGCCACTCGACCAGCGTCATACAACTCGCCCAGTTCCTTCGCCCAGAACGCACCAGGAATACTCGCATCAAAGTCACACTCAAATTCCCGGCGATAGGTGGCCTCCGTCATCTGGGCCTTCGCATCCCTCAACTCATCCGGGTGCAACAACCCAGATGTCGATGCCTTGACCTCCAACAACATATGCGTGGCAGGATTCAACCTCGCCTCTTCACGTAAGGCCCAGAACATATTCTTGCCCTTGGGAGTCCCGCAGAAGATGGCCCAACCCTGCCTGTCTGAAAGGGCGGGTCTCAAGACGGAATACCACGCATCAGGCCGAATGTCCCCGACCTCGTCTAACACCACGCCGTCATAGTAATTTCCACGCAGGGACTCAAAATTGTCCGCACCAGCCAGAAAGATCTTGCTCACCCCGCCTGTCGCATTCCGCATCGGAATAATCAACTCGGACTCGTTAGGCTTGCCGACCCAATAGTCCTTCGTCATCTCCTTCAGATACGTCCACGCAACCCTCTTGGCCTGATCCCGAAAAGGAGCCAAGTACGCAAACTGCGGGTTGTGCAACTGACACTCCATCGCCCCAATCACTAAGTCCGCACACGCTGCGACTGTCTTACCCGCACGGCGATGACAAACCAAGACAGTCCACCGAGTCTTCCGATTGTGGAGTTCGATTCCAAACTGGCGAGGTTGGTATTCGAGGAGTTTCATACGGGGAGGTAATGGGGGTAAGGGGAGATGTGAAAAAATGGAGGGATGGGGCTAGTCCCAGAACCAGCCACCCCCCGCTGCCGTTCGATGGGGGCGGGGGTCTGTCGAAAACGTAATGAAATCAGGGGGTTAGCGTGGCCATCAGTCATGGGAATTGATCCCCTTGCTCATGCTGCTGGCCATCGTCATGCTCTGACTCGGACTTAGAATCCGCAGTATCGGCCTCGTAAGTTATTGATCTGCCAGGGATTTCCTCAACATCAGTCACATCAATTGACATGCCCTTGCCATTCGTGCCAATCCGTCGACCTGTTAGCCATGACAGGTTGACATTCAGACTCTGCCCGTCAGCATCAGTAACTGCCAACCTGTCCCCGTAGACCTTGGGCAAAACCTTTGCAAGGATCCATTTGCGGGTATCGACCATCAATCGAGCCCTTGCTACTGCTGCGAAGTCGATTCGCTCCCGGCCTTTCTCGTCTTTATATGTCTCTCTGCTGACTTCATCCGAGATTTTCAGGATCTCGCTCGCCATGATTTCAGCCTGAATCTTTCTCGCATTCGTGTAACTCTCCCTAAATTCCTCATCACTCAACCACTTGTAGAAAGCCCCCGGACTAATCCCCTCGACTTTCAAAACCTCGTTAAGACTGTCCCCATTCGCAACTCTGTCAATAATCCGATCCTTGACCTCTTGGCCATAGATAGGCGGCCTCCCCCTTTTCGCTTTGGGTTGTTCATTTACGGCCAGATCGAGGGTTTTTGCCATTGCTCGCCTATTGGTCAACATAACCTGTAGGTCAGGATTCTATTGACGAAAAGACAACATTGCAAGTGTCTGATTCTTTTGGACTTTCCAGAACAGGCAAAAAAAAGTTGATTTTTTATGAAACTTTTTTACCCGTAGGTGCTCATATGCCATATACTGTCAAGTATGGCATTCGCCAAACACGTTTCCCGGTGAGTCAGGGATTTAGGATAGATGATGAAAAACACTCTCAAGCGAATCTTTGCCCCTTACAGGGTCGACTTCCAACCCCATAACCTTTTTGAACAACCCCAAACCATTTACGCATTCACCCTCTCGGATGCCATCGACTGGTCGAGATTCGCTTTCAATTCTGACCAGGTCGTGATCAGCAACAGGATCAATGATTCAGTAGTCGCAATTCGTCATTCAATCTGATTTTGGTTTGATTGGATATGTTTTGATTGTTTTAAGTGAAAAAAAGTAACCCTATTTAAACCCCAAGCGATTCCCGGCTTATCAGGGATTGAGGATCTCAAATGAAAACGACAGTCAAACCCTCTGGTTTTATCTTTTATCGTGGTGCATCTATGTTAGACGGCAAACCCATTATTGGTGTTGCAATCACCAAAAAATCAAGCAATGCGAAGACGGGAAACATTATCCAGACTTACATTCTGGTAGACAATAAACGGAGTCCAGTAGAAAACGCAAAAACCCTTGCTGATGTATCGATCTGTGGTGATTGCAAACATCGCAGGGGGACAGGTGGATCATGCTATGTAAACCTAGGACAAGGCCCAAGGGCCGTAGCAGACGGGATCAATCGGGGCATCTATCCCGAAGATTGGGAATCCCTCGCAGCATCTATCCATGGTCGACCTGTCAGACTTGGGACATATGGTGATCCAATGGCGATACCCTATCAAGTATGGGATCGACTGCTGCAGGGATCCTCTGCTCATTCTGGCTACTCTCACCAATGGAATAACAAACACCTCCCAAGTGATCAGGTTCGGGGGATCATGCAATATTGCATGGCGAGCTCAGACAGCGTGACAGAGCATCATGATGCTCGATCCTTGGGCTATCGGACCTTTAGAGTCCGGACTGCTGATGAACCCTTGCAAGAATCTGAATTTATTTGTCCTGCCAGCGAAGAAAAAGGGAAAATGAAGACTTGTTCAGAATGCATGGCCTGCAGTGGTGGAATCGATTCCCGCAAGGCTAACCCTGCAATCATCGTTCATGGTTCGTTGAAATCCCGTTTCATATCCATTCGTGCAATCTAAGGGGGTCCAAATGACTCATGACGCAATTCGAACATTTTATGATCGATACCCTGACTTGACCTTGTCACAGTTATCCGTGATCACAGGGTTACCCGTAAAAGAGTTAAAAAAAATTTTGATGAGTTAAACAAACGGCCTCCAAATCGACCTTGGAGGCATTTTTTTTTGGAGGGTATAACTTACCATTGGCTATCATAAAAAATCGCTCAAACCTCGTTTAATCGATTCCTAGGGGCATTCATGCCCCTTGGGTAAGGTTGACTATTGATCTTTCCTGTTATCGGGGGGATATGGTCGATTGGGTCATGCTTGGGTCATGCCTAGGTCATGGCATGGGGTTTTTGAGTCGTTTGATTGCGTCTATGGTGTTTGGGTATGCCAGGATTTTTTTGATCGTTTAAAGAGGGTTTGACATGGGTTTTCATAGAGGCCGCATCAGGATTGATCCTGATGGGGATTATTCGATGCACATCGATTTTATCCCTGATGGTTCCGAGTGTTTAGGGGTTGTTCAGGTTGGCACAAATCCCGCAGGAGCCTTGATTTTCGTGCATTCCACGGGTGAATACTGGTTAATGAATCGCTCAGAGACGGTGAAACTGTTAGAGCGAAAAGTGACGCAATCCCTTGAATTTACTCGCTCTCACGGGGGCGAGACCCCTCCGGGAGGTTGGAATTTGGGGTGATACGGGGGTTTTGATCCCCGTTTTGTTTAAACGTCCCTAGGCAAAACTAGGGGGAACCGTTTCCAAAAGTTGGCAATAAATTTCCCCCACCCCTCCCCGCCCCCTGCTAGTACCAGTTCTGGAACGGATTGGTAATCCTCGAAGTCATCGAGATGGGGATGGGATGACACGCAGACTTGGCTGCTGCTAGGACCATATCCTTGGGCAATTGCAGCGGCCTGAACTCCCTGGCACGGACAGATGATCCCCTTGCCACCTCCGCTTGGCATTGGTCCACGAATGCCCGGACAAACGTATGTGGGTCAATGTCACACTTACGCCCCACAGCGATTTCCACACTCGCCAGGATGGTGGCTCTCTCGCCACGGTTCGGCAGTCCCCTGGCCTTCAGAAAGACACGGGCATTGCTGTAGGTTTTATTCAAGATTCTGGCTGTCGTTGTCTTGGCTGTCATAAGTCACCTTGCTGATGTAAACACGGCATTTGCCGCCTTTGAGGATTTGTTTGCGCTCGACATAGAGTTTGTCGATCAGGCTGTCATCCTCGATCACTCCTGCGTGTTGCAGGGCATCGAGAAGTGGCTTGACTCGGTTGTCTATGTCCATGCGTCTCTTGCTGTCTGGGTAGAGATCGATTGCCACGGCCAACCTTCCATCGGGGGCGATGAGACGGTGATCCGAGACGTAATCGGCTACCTTGGTGCGAAACTCCACACCCTTCTTGGAGATGTAGGTGAACCCCCTGGCGTGTCTCCAATGCGTGTTGGCAGAGTTCGGCAGGGGTAGGTCGAGGATGATCATTGATCGCTCCTTTGGAGTTCGTGAAGGACATCGCTGCGGCTATGCCATTGCGAGACGTACTGCAGCATCTTTTCCTGCTGAACCCTGGACGGTCTGGCAGACTTCACCAACCTTGCGGCACACTTGATGCAGTTCTTCAGGTCGTAGTTTTGACCCTTGCAGATGTGAGTGTTCATAGGAATCCGTCCCACTCTTCTTCAACGAGTTCGTGTTCAGCGTCATGGAAAGGAATCAGTTCACTCCTGGGGATCAGGTAGACCGTGTCACCGCTGTTCATGCGTTTGAGTCGTTTCGGATTGATGAAGTCCTCATTCATGGCGTAGCCAATGAAGTCAACGATGTTGCCTTGCACAATTGCGAGGGCATAGACATCGGCCTGGAATGTCGGTGTGTTTTTCTTGGCTATCAGGTCAGATCGCACGTTGGTCGATGACTTGATGTCCAGCCTCATGCCATTCCAATCGAAGTCATAGGAATGGGGTTTGACATGGACAGATGGTGTCCGAAACAACTTCTGCCACTTGCTGAACGCCACCTCTGCAATGACCCCCGTGAAGTGGATGTCGAACGCTGACTGTCTGGTGGTGGCGATCTGCTCCTGGACGTTCTGAGCCAGATTT